TGCAATTATGGAAGATAATGCAGGTGTTAACGCTGATTCTATTTCTTATGTAACTAACGCTAAGGTGATGGGTGCAATTAAGAAACTTAAGACATCTGGCGGTGAGTACTTAGTTAACAACAACCTACAGGCATTAGGAAGAGGTGCTACACCTGTTGCTGTCAATGGATATCCTTTAGCAATGACTAACCAAGTACCTAGCAACTTAACTAAAGGTTCTACTAGTGGTACATGTTCTGCTGTTGTTATGGGTGACTTCTCACAAGCTATCTTAGGTCTATATGGATCTGGTATTGAAATAACAGCAGGTGAGGACAGTGATGATTTCGCCAAGAACTTGGTAAGTATCAAGGGTGTAGTCGCATTTGATGTTGCTGTTAGACACGCACAATCATTTGCTGCAATCTTAGACGTAACCACATAATTGGTTTACTATATGGGGTAGCTATCTACCCCTTTTTTTTATGAAAATTAAGTGTTTAGTGCAGATGCTTCTTTTCTTATCAGTATTGGTAAAGCGGAAGAATATAAAGAAACAGCAAAACCCAAAAAAACAGTAGCATCTAAAGCTAATGCAAATAAGTGAAGATCAAACAGTATATTTAGCTGATTTTGGTGTTAGCTGTACATCAGGTGGAACTACTGCAAAAGCAATATTAGAACAACCTGATTTAGTTTTAGCTGGCAACCAGATTATAAGTACTGATTATCAACTTACTGCAAGAGTTAGTGACTTTGGTAGTTTGGTTGCAGGTGCATCTATTACTGTTGATTCTGTTGCATATACAGTTAGAGAAGTAAGAAAGTTAGATGATGGTGCATTTTGTGAAATTGCAATACAGAAAACATGACTACTAAACGTGAGCAGATTATGGCAAGGTTACTTACAACCCTTGCTAATACAACAGGAGTTAGTACAAGGATCTACAGAAGTAGGGTAGTACCATTAACTAGAGGGGAATCACCTGCATTAGTATTAGAACCTGTTAGTGATACTGTTGAACAAAATACATCGCTTCCTACACTAGACCATTCTTTAACAATAAGAATAAGTGTAATAGTAAGGGGTGATGTACCTGATAATGTGGCAGATGCAACTGTAGAGAGTTTGCATAGTAAAGTAATGGCAGATTTAACAGTAAATAATTTAGCTATTGATGTACAACCATCTGATACTTCATTTGAATTGTTAGATGCAGATCAGCCTGGTGGAGTTATTGGAGTGGAATATATAGTACGATATAGAACAGAAATAGACGATTTAACGCAATAGATGGTGTTTCTTACTAAAAACATATATTATATAAACATACTGATCTAATGTAACAATGCCTAAGCTACACAGAAAAAGAAGCATATTAGCGAAAGCAGAATCTAGTTATGGTACAGACCCTAACCCTACAGGTAGTGCTAACTATGTACAGGTAATAGATTTAAATATAGAACCTATTGTTAGTGATGAAGTATCGAGAGATTTAATAAGGCCATACATGGGTAACTATGAAGTAATACCTGCTAATACAAGAGTTAATGTAACCTTTGATGTAGAAATGTCAGGTAGTGGATCTGCGGGTACAGCACCAAAGTACGGCAGTATTTTAAAAGCCTGTGGTTTATCAGAAACAATTAGTGGTGGAAATACAGTTACTTATGCACCAGTTAGTACCCCTTCAGATAGCGTTACATTATTTGTTAACTATGATGGTGTTAGACATATTGTTAAAGGCTGTAGAGGCACATTTAGTATTAACTGTGAAGTAAATAATATTCCACGTATTTCTTTTTCTTTAACTGGTCTATTTACTGCACCTACTGATGATGCGTTACCTTCTGTAACAGTTAGCAATCAGGCATCTCCCCTTATATTTAAAAATGGCAGTACATCTAACTTTGCAATATTTGGTTTTGCAGCAGCATTACAATCATGGAATTTAGATTTTAATAATGAAGTTATTTATAGAGAATTAGTAGGTGGTACAAAAGAAGTAATAATTACAGACCGCAGACCATCAGGTACAGCAGTTGTAGAAGCTGTTGCATTATCTAGTCATAACTTCTTTACAGATTATACTGGCACATCAACTGGCACAAACACTTGGTTGCATGGTACAACAGCAGGTAATAAAGTTACTGTATCTTGTCCACAAACAGATTTAGGGCAGCCTACTTATGAGGAATCAGATGGCATAACAATGCTTAATTTACCATTTATGGCAACACCTACAGCATCAGCTAATAATGAATTTAGTTTAGTTTATACCTAAAGTTGCATAGATTATAAATAGGGTCTACCCTAGTATGTATATACCTATTTTGTTATGCCCTTTGTTATTGACCAGAAACCTACATATAAATGGAAAGTAGTAGTTAAAATAAATAAAGATGGTGAAGTTTCACAAGAAATTTTTACAGCACACTTTAAAAATATTTCACAATCTAGATTTAAAGAAATGATAAAAATGGTGGAAGATAAACAGATAGATGATATAGATGTAGCAAAAGAAGTATTACTAGGTTGGGAAGATTTAGTAGATGCTGAAGGTCAAGAAGTACCATTCAACAAAAGTACACTTAATCAATTACTAGAAGTAAGAGGTTTTGCTACTGCTGTAGGTTTTGCATTTATGGAATCTAATGAAGAAATATTTGTAAAAAACTAATAAAGGCAGGTGAATATTGGGCTGTTGGTTCAACTGTCATAGATAAAACAGCAGAAGATGATGCAGTATTAGGAATAAAAACAGAAAAAAAAGAAATAGATAATAATTTTTATGTTTATTCACAAAATTGGGAAACTGTACAAATGTTTTTAAGATGTCAAACACAATGGCGTGTAGGAATAAGTGGAATTATTGGTTTAGACTATACATCTGTGATAGAAATGATTAAACTATACTTAGTAGAAGATACTGTTGCTATGCTTGAAAATCTACAAATAATGGAAGCAGCAGCATTACAAGTAATAAATAAGGAAAAATAATATGGCAAAGTTTGATTTAGTAGTAGCAGCAAAAACTGTAGGTGCAGGTTCTATTAAACGTCTAGGTAACTCTATGCAAGGGGTTGCAGGGCGTGTTAAAAATTTAAGGCTTGCAATGGGTGGCCTAAATAAAACATTTGCAACTTTTGGTATTCTTATTTCTGGCGGTGCGTTTGTAGGACTTGTAAAAGGTGCAATAGATAGTGCAGATAGTTTTGGTAAGATGGCTGATCAGACAGGAATAGCAGCTAATACACTACAGGCATACGTAAACGCAGGTAAATTAGCAGGTGTAAGCCAAGAAACTATAGATAAGGGGTTAAGAAGATTAGCACAATCTATGAGGGAGGCAGATCAGGGTGTTGCTACATATAAAGATAGTTTTGATGCATTAGGAATATCTGTTAGAACAACAGATGGCACATTTAAAACAAGTGAGCAGGTACTAGGAGAAGTAGCAGATAAATTTGCAACTATGGAGAATGGTGCAACAAAAGCTGCACTTGCTATGGAAATATTTGGTAGATCAGGTGCGAGTTTAATTAATTTACTTAATGGTGGTGCAGCATCTTTAACAGAATTTAATTATGAAGTATCAGAAAATTTTGCACAAAATGCTGAATTTTTCAATGACCAGATAGCAGTATTAGCAATTAGGTTTGATGGATTTAGAAAGCAACTTACAGATGCACTTTTACCTGCATTAAATACTATTGTTGGTGTATTTAGTGAATTGTTTAGTGCAGAAAATGATTTTAGTGGATTTTTCAAGGCTATAGAAATAGGGATTAGAGGTATTGCTATTGGTATATTTGCAACTGTTAAATTAGTAGATGAAGTAATAAGAGTTATCAGTGCAGCAGCACAAAAAATACAAAGTGAATTTGCCAAAATAAAAATTCCACCTTTTGTACAAAAACTTTTAGGTGGTGCAGGTAATATTGCAAAAGATTTAGGTAATAGATTTAAAACACAACAAAAAAGTAATTTAACATCACTATTAGGTGAAGATTTTACAAAAGGTTTTTCTGAAAGGTTTACTGAAAGTTTCAATAAAATACAACAATTATTTAGCGGTGAAACAAATGCACCTGCTAGTTACTTCCAAAATATAGAAAAAAGTGCTGAAAAAGCAGGTGAGTCTATAGATAAAACATTTGGTCAACAAATGCGAGAAAAACTAAAAACATTTAGAGACAGCATAAAAACAGTACAGGAATCTATGGCAGATGTTGTTGTTAGTGGTATTAAGGGTATGGAAGATGCTCTTGTTAAGTTTGTAGAAACAGGAAAACTAAATTTTAGTGATTTAGCAAGATCAATTATTGCTGATATGGCACGTATAGCAATACAACAAACAATAACAAAACCTTTAACAAACTTTTTTAGTGGTTTATTTAGCAAAAGTGCAAACGGTAATGCATTTGTAGATGGTCAAATACAGAAATATGCTTATGGCGGCATTGTAAATAGACCGACTATGTTTCCTATGAAAAATGGTATGGGTCTTATGGGTGAGGCAGGTGCTGAGGCGATATTACCTCTTAGAAGGGGTGCAAACGGTAAATTAGGTGTTGAATCATCAGGTGGTGGCAGTACAATTATTAATGTATCTGTAGATGCTTCTGGTACTGCTGTAGAAGGTAATACAGGTCAGGCTAATGAATTTGGTAACGTATTAGCAGCAGCAATACAAGCTGAATTAATTAACCAGAAACGTGCAGGTGGTTTATTATCTAACGCATAATTATGGCTACATTTCCTTCTATTGAACCTAGTTATGGATTACAAAAGCAAAGTAGTCCTACTATCAAAATAGTAAAATTTGCAGATGGATTTGAACAAAGACAATTAGTAGGTATAGCAGCACATCAAAATAAAAAAATATATAATCTTGCATGGAATAATATTACAGAAGCGGATAGTGATACTATTGAATATTTTTTAAATGAACGTGCATTAGATCAGGCATCATTTACTTATACACCACCTAATCAAACATTAACAAAATCAGGTACATACGCACAAAGCGGTTCTACAACAATAACAATAACGATTAGTAACCATCAATTATTTGCGAATGATTCTATAACAATAGATTTTACAAGTGGTTCTGCATCTGATGGTACATATTCTGTTGTTGGTCTTACAAGTGCAAATATATTTACAGTAACAGCTAGTGGAAGTGCTACAACTTCCGGAAACTGTACAATTACAAGATCAGGTGCAAAACAGTTTGTATGTAAAAAATGGACAAAAAATATAAGAGTACCTAACAGGGCAACAATTACAGCTACATTTGAGGAGGTATTTGAACCATAATGGCTATACCTACTGAAGAACTACAAAAAGCAAACCCTAGTGCAAAAATAGAACTGTTTGAAATACATTTGGTAGCTGCTTTACATGGCAGTAGTGATGTATCAAGGTTTCATAATGGGATAAATATGAACACTACTTTTAATGTTGTATTTCAAGGTAATACATATACACGCATTCCAATAGAAGCTAACGGTTTTGAATATGCAGCAACAAGAACAACTAGACCTAGACCAACAGTAAGAATTAGCAATATTTTGTCAACTGTTACAGCATTAATGACACAGGCAAACCTAACAACACCTAAGAATGATTTAAATGGTGCTAAATTTATTAGAAAGGTCACTATGTTGCGTTATTTAGATAATGCCAATTTTGAATCTGGTACAAATCCATTTGGTACACCTGCTAATAATACATATGAAAATCAAACATTTTTCATTGATAGAAAAACTGTAGAATCAAAAGATTTTGTAGAATTTGAATGTGCGTCATCTTTGGACTTGCAAAACAGATCAGCACCTAAACGTATTATTACAAGAAAAGATTTTCCATCTGTAGGTACGTTTGCATGAATTCTTGGCAGGAACAGGCACTACATCATGCTAAAACATCTTTACCAGATGAAAGTTGTGGTTTAGTTATAGATGTAGATAATAAACAGCAATATTATCCATGTAAAAATATAGCTATAGAAGGTGCAAATAGTTTTACAATAGATCCAGAAGACTGGGCTAAAGCAGAAGAAACTGGAACTGTTTTGTATATATGTCATTCACATCCAAATGGTGATTTAACTGCATCACAAGAAGATATAAAAAATTGTAATTTTATAGGTTTATCATGGTTTATTTTTAACCCTATTGATGATGAATGTATAGAACTTAAACCAGAAGTGCATAAGCCAATGCTTACAAAAGATAAATTTATTGATAGAGATAGAACAGAAGAAGAAAAAGATTTAAGAAAAATAAAAGTATACGGAAGATTAGCACAATTAGTAGGTTGGCACGTTAATTATGCAGATGTTAAAAATATGAAAGATGTTTATAAATATTTAGTTTGTAATTATCCAGAAATAGAACCGCATCTTAAACAAAATATGTACAGAATTACTATAAATAATGATGTTATAAAAACAAAAGATGATTTATTAATAAATAGTGTTGGTGAGATAAGAATGATACCTATTGTATCTGGTGCATGGTTTTGGATTGCCGCAGCTTTAATAGGGGGCGGTGCTGCTGCTGCTGCATCTTCCGTAGCAATAGTTGCAACAATAGGTACTGCATTATTAACAACTGGTGTATCAATGGCTGTAAGTGGTGTAACAAATATGCTATTTCCACAACAGCAGCCTACAGTAGGTGATGTACCAAATGGTTTAAGCGAAACAGATACGAGGGTTAATTATTCATTTACTGGCATACAAAACGTTAGCAGAAGTGGTGTTTGCATACCTCTGATTTTTGGAGAAGTGTTTACTGGCTCAATAGTTGTGTCATCTGGAACTGACACAGCCCCTGTATTTAAGGATTAATTATGACATTACCAGCAAATATAACTGATGCTAATAGCCTTAGATTTAAAAAGAATGATGTCGAAGGACAGCTTAATTTAAGATATTATGACAGTGAAATGAAAGAAGGCGAGTTAGGTTCTCGTCAATTTGTTACTACGATAGACGTTATAGCGGAAGGTCAGGTGGCAGGGTTCCCATCTGCTATAGAAGCAGGTCATACACAAGGTACAAATAATTACAATGTAACAGCACTCAAAGATGTATTTCTAAATAACGTACAAGTTTTAAAACAATCTGCACCAGATACTGATCCATCAGATACTGATTATAATTTTGGTACATCAGATTCTAATAGACCAAGATTTATACCACGTTTCGGCACATCTACACAAACAAAAATACCAGGTGTAAAAGAAACAGAAAGAGATAGACCAATAGGTGTTACTGTAACTACAACAAACCCACAGGTAGTATCAATTACAGATACAAATACTGAAGGAATTAGGGTAACTATTGGTTTTCCCAGATTACAGAAAATTGAAGATGATGGAAATATATCAGGCACAACAGTTAAATATACAATAGAGCTAGTAGATCAAGCTAATACTTTACTTAAGAAAATACTAACGTCTGCACCACCAAGAGGATTTGATCGCTCTATATATACTAGTGGGGGTATTTTAACTGGTAAAAGCACATCACCATATTTTAAAGATCATATATTATTTTTACCTGATGATATACAAAATTCTGATTTCCCTTTAACACTTACAGTAACTAGAATTACAGCAGATAGTACAGATGTAAAATTAATTAATGCCTTTGAACTTACATCTATAACAGAATTAGTTTTTGAACAACCAACCTATGCAAATACTGCTGTAGCTGCTTTACGCTTTGATGCTGAAATATTTAGATCAGTACCCCAAAGAATGTATCGTATAAGAGGTAGGTTAGTAAAAATACCACATAATTCTACTGTTAGATCAGATGGCTCTTTATCTTTTAGCGGTACTTTTAATGGCACATTAAAGGCAACAAAAGAATATTGTAATGACCCTGCATGGGTTTTATATGACATTATTACAGAAAGTAGGGCGGGTTTTGGTGATTTTGTAACAGAAGATGAGGTAGATAAATATGCTTTTTATGACGCTTCTGTATATAATTCAGAATTAATAGATAATGGTCAGGGTGGTACTTCCCCTAGATTTAGCTGCAATATTGTTATACAGACCAGTACTCAGGCATATACTTTGTTAGATAAAATTGCCTCGATAATGAGGGCTAGTTTATTTATAGAAGATGGTAAAATTACACTTACTCAAGATAGACCAACTACAAGTTCTTATTTCTTTTCCTATGCCAACGTAACAGAAGATGGTTTTATTTATAATAATGCAAGTCAATCAACAAGAGATACAGTCGTAAATGTAAAATATTTTCAGAATGAAACTAGAACATATGAATATGAGACAGTAGAAGATACTAGTGCAAACCAATCAAAATTTGGTGTTGTTGTAAAAAATCTAGAAGCAATAGGTTGTAGCGATCAGGCACAAGCTAGAAGAATGGGTTTATGGCATCTTTACACACAAAACAATGAAACGGAAACAGTTGCATTTACTACAACAGCAGATGCAGGTTCTTTAATCAGACCAGGTGATATTATTACTGTTCAAGATCCTGTACGTAGTGGTGTTAGAAGATCTGGAAGAATATCAGCAGCTACAACAACACAGATTACAGTAGATAATATTAAAGATTTACCTACAACACCATCTACAGGTGATGAGTTATCAGTAATTCTTACAGATGGCAGTTTACAGACAAAAACAATATCTGATATATCTGGTTCTGTTATAACAGTATCTAGTGCATATAGTTCTGCACCACAAGTTAATAGCGTATGGTTGTTTGTAAGGGCTACAACTGAAACAGAAGATTTTAGAGTGTTATCAGTTAAAGAGGATAATAATACATTTACTATATCTGCAATGTTTCATAATCCCGCTAAATATGCATTTGTAGAAGATGGTGCAACAATAACTACACCTATAATAAAAAATCTTATAGAACTTAAAGATGCACCTAGTAATATTGTAGGTGATGAAAGGATTATTGTTTTAGGTGATAGGGCAGTAAGTAAGTTAATAATATCATGGCAACCAGTAGCAGGTGTTTCACAATATTCTGTAAAACATAAATTTAATAATGGTAGTTTTCAAACAACAATTGTACAAAGTCCAGTTTTTGAGATATTTGATACTGAATTAGGTACTTATGAATTTGAAGTATATAGTTATAATGCATTTTTTGAACCTAGTGCAGAACCTACAACATTAACTTTTAACGCTGCTGGTAAAACTGCCGTTCCACAGGATGTAACAGGTCTTTTAGTAGAACCAGTATCAGATCAGTTTTTAAGACTACGTTTCAATCAATCCACAGACGTTGATGTTTTACATGGCGGTAACGTAGTTGTAAGACATAGTAATTTAACAGATGGTACTGGTACATTTACTAATTCTGTTGATATTATCCCTAGATTGCCAGGATCAGTAAGCGAAACGCTTGTACCAGCAATTGATGGTGAGTATATTTTAAAATTTAGGGATGATGGCGGTAGGTTAAGTTCTGGTGAAGCATCAGTTGTTGTAACTAATCCTGATCCGCAACCTAAACTACTCACATTTACAGATAGAGAAGATACAGACAGTCCACCTTTTGCAGGTACTAAAGTAGATTGTTTTTTTAGTGATGAGGTAAATGGACTTGTTCTTGGTTCGTTAGAAACATTAGATAATGTAGCAGACTTTGATGCTATTGCTGATTTTGACTTTTTAGGTGCTGTTGATATAACTGGTGGCTCTTATGACTTCGCTAATATATTAGATTTAGGTTCTGTACACCCATTAAGATTAACAAGACATTTTGTAACACAAGGTTTTTATCCAAATGATCTTATCGATAAGAGAACTGCAAATATTGATTTATGGAGAGATTTCGATTCCGCAACCGCATTTGATTGTAATGCAAAATTATTAGTTGCTACTACAACCGCAGCACCTTCTAATGGGTCAAGTTATCAAGATAGCGATTTTTCTGGTAAAACATTTAATACTTTTGCAAATGGTACGCATATTGGAAGAGGATTTAAATTTAGATGCGAAATGGATAGTGATGACCCTGCACAAAGTATAGAGATAGATCAGTTAGGCTATACAGCCGAATTAGATAGAAGAACAGAACAAAAGTCTAATTTAAGTTCTGGTACATCATCATCTGGACTTGCAGTTACTTTTGACCATGCGTTTTTCACAGGTGCTAGTGGTACTGATGTTGCAGCAGGTACACAATTACCTAGTATTGGTATTACTGCTAATGATCTTGGTGGTACTGATCGTTTTGAGATAACTAATATAAGTGGTTCTGGATTTACTATAAAATTTCTTAATGCAGGTAACGCTGTACAAAATAAAACATTTAGTTATACTGCTGTAGGTTTTGGGCGTGGTAGTTAATTTTAAAGTAGGATATACTTAGATAAAAATTTGTTTGTAAGATGGCACAAGTACCTACAGGTGGAAATTATGTAGTCGACAACTCCACAGGGGCAAATGTGAGAGCCGACATAAATGAAATATTTGACGCAATATTAACTGTAAATAGTGGTAGTTCTGGCCCATCATATGCTAAAGCCTACACGTTATGGGCTGATACTAATACTGGCACAATGAAAATAAGAAATGGTGCTAATAATGCATGGATAGAGTTATTTCAATTAGACGGTACTTTAACACTTGAAGATGGCACTGCTTCGGCTCCCGCACTAGCAGCAAGAAATGATTTAAACACAGGAGTGTTTTTTAGTGCTGCTGATAAATTTAATGTTGCAACTGGTGGTACTGAGAGAATGGAGCTTGGCACTACAACAATATTTAACGAAGATGGGGCAGATGTAGATTTTAGAATTGAAGGAGATACAGAAGCTAATTTATTTTATGTTGATGCTGGAAATAATCGCATAGGTATTGGCACTTCAACACCGCAAACTTTAATGCACTTAAATGGACAGGGTGCAAGATTTCAAATTACTAATAGTGCTACAGGCAGTGCTTCAGGTGATGGCATTATTATGGGTATAAATGGTGATAATGATTTTTTCATAAACCATCAAGAATCTAGTGAAAATATTTTATTTTTTAATGCAGGTAGTGAAAGAGCTAGAATTACACATCAAGGAAAAGTTTTAATAAATACTTCTACTGCATCGACAGTTGGCAACTCTCAATATTCTAGGTTTGAAGTAAGTGGTAATAGTTCTAATGCTGCTGGTGCTGGTCACTTAACAATTAAAGCTGGAACTACTTCAGCTTCCCAAACTGAGGGCAATACATTAGGGCGTTTAATTTTTTCAACTTTAGATGGTGGTGACTACGCTTACATTCAAGCAAGTATAGATGGAGCTATGGGAAATAATGATTTTCCTGGCCGTTTGATGTTTTACACTTGTGCTGATAATTCATCATCTGCAAGTCAGCGAATGGCAATAAATTCGTCTGGAAATGTAGGTGTAAATATGACCCCTAATTCTGGACAGGGCATTTTACAAATAGCTGGAGGTTTTGGAATATTTGGTAGTGCCTCAGCATCTGATACTGCTACGCCTTATATATTTAGAAGTGCTGGTGTAAATAATATGGTTTTTGCTACTGGCAGCAATGAGCGTATGCGGTTACAAAGTACTGGTGTTTTAAATATAGGAAGTTCAACTGCTAGTTCTCTTGGAGATAGACTTTTACAGATTGGAGCAACAAGTAGAAGTGCTACTTTCATAGAATTAAGAACATCTACTTCTGGTTCAAGTGGAATTGTATTTAGTGATGGTACTGGTAATGATAATTCAGGCTATAGAGGAACAATAGAATATTTCCATAATACTGATCATGTGTTGTTCAAAACTGCTGCTGGAGAACGTATCAGAATAAAATCTGATGGGAAAGTAGCTTTTAATTCTGGTGGAACTGTTAATGCAACATATCAATTTAATTATGTACCAGCTACAGGGGGAATAATAGTAAATACTAATGATGTTTTTACTGGAAACTCTACTGCTATTCAAATGCGAGCGAATGGATCTGTTGGAGGAAGTATTGTTTTAACAAATAATGGTACTACAACTGCATATGCAACGAGTTCTGATTATAGATTAAAAGAAAATCAAGTTGCAATATCTGATGGTATTACTAGATTAAAAACTTTAAAACCATATAGATTTAATTTTAAATCTTCACCAGGTACAACAGTTGATGGTTTTTTTGCACATGAAGTAACAGCAGTTCCAGAGGCAATAACTGGAATTAAAGATGAAACTAAAAATGTTTTATATACAGAAGAAGATACAATACCAAGTGGAAAAAAAATTGGAGATGTTAAAGAAGTTGAGCCTGTTTATCAAAGTATGGATTATGGAAAAATTACACCTTTACTTACAGCAGCCTTACAAGAAGCGATTACAAAAATTGAGGTGTTGGAAACCAAAGTTGCAGCATTAGAAGCAGCTTAGTAAAATTGGTTAAATAAAATTAATTTTATGGCGACACCTCAGGAACTTTATGACGAGACAAAAACTCGTCTTGATTTAAATATTGCAAAATTACAAATGCTACAAAAAGAAATACAAGAAAAGCAAGCAGAAGCACAAAAATTAATGCAACCCATAATGGAAGATCAAGGAGCATTAAAACAATTAGAAAAACTAAGTGATGTTGTACAGACTGTAGAATCAAAGTAAAATAAAATAAAAAATTATTATTATGGCTGTAACTTGGAATGTTGTTTCTATAGATGCAACAAAAACTGTAGGAAGTTTGTCTGATGTTGTAACTACTGTTCATTGGACAGCAAGTGATTCTGAAACTGTAGGTAGTGGAGAATCAGCAGTAGTGCATAGTGGCTCTGCTTATGGGTCTGTAGGGCTTGCTGAAGCTGATTCTAAATCGTTTACTGCTTATGCAGATATTACAAAAGCAAATGCTATTGCATGGGCTAAAGCTGCACTAGGTACTGATGAAGTTACATCTATTGAAACAGGTATTGCTGCACAGATAACAGAATCAAAAACACCTACTAAAACTTCTGGTGTACCTTGGTAATTTAAAATTTTACTTTTTCGTGCATTTGTTTGGTCATCATTGAACCTATAAGATATAGTGGGCTTAATCCTATTATTAGAGCCAGAACTCCCCAAGTTATAGGTACTAGGGCTTTCGCAAACGCTTCTTTCCACATATGTTTCAAAAAATCTCAAACATTTTAAGTATAGCTTCATTTGTACTTATTACCAGTACTTTAGGAGCATCATATTTTGGCTACAAATACCTTACATCACCACAATTTCAGAACAAAATTATGAACATGGTGTTATCTGATGTACAAAAACTGATTCCAAAAATGTTAGATAATAATATACCTGATACAACTGGTAAATCTATACCAATACCATTTAAGTAGTTGGAAATACATGAAATAGTAATACCAGAAATAAAAGTTTTTACATATATACCTGCAACAAATGAAAGTTTAAACATACCTTTACCTAATGTTGGTATGCCTGGTTGTGTAAAAACACATAGAGATATTTCTATAAAAAATACACAAATAGTAAATGATGATCCTAATGGGGCGTTTTATACTTGTCCTGATGGTAGTTCTATACCTTCTTATATTCCAATTGACTACAACCCTAGAAAACTAGAAATAGTAGAAGAATCTAAACCATCTGCAATAGATACACCTGATCCACCTAAAACTGATACACCAGAAATACCAAAGAATGATAAAAAAGAAGAAATAGTTATACCACCATGTCCAGATCCTAAATCTGCATTAAGAGTAGGTTCATTTGCTAATGACAAAAAATTAGAAAGAGTAAAGGCTTTTGAACGTGGCGAAAATGGCATTGATTGTAATATTATTTGGGAACCTGTACCTTTTCAGTCATCTTATATACCAGAAATAAGCACCATAATCTCAACAGGAGCAATAGCCCTTGTAGCTGCAACCTCACCCTTAATACTTAATATAATAAAGCCTTTAATCAAAAATTTAATAAAGAAAGTAACTACTAAGAAAAAAAGCTAGTATTAATATATAGCTTGCATAATGTAGGGGTATACCCCATACTATAGAAAAGCTGTTATTTTTATTATCTAAGGCTATGAGTTTTGAAGAAGAACTAGAAGCAATAGAAAGGGAAGAATGGCTGGCTAAGTTTGATGATAGTCAAGTAATGAACGCTGCAAGAATGTTTCTTGAATGGCTGTATCATTTACCTGATGATTATGAACCAAACACTTATTCTGAATTTAGTTTTTAACCTATGAAGCCACAACCAGAACAACTACTAAAACAGCTAAAAGATTGGCAAAATAAAAAGAAAGTATGTCAGGAACAGATAGACGCTAGAAAAACAATATTAGAACAGTACTATAATGATGGTTATATTATGTCTACATTTTCTATAGAAGGTGTTAAGGCAGAAAGAAGGCGTAAACCTGAGAAATGGCAATATAGTGACGAATTAGAACAGTATAAGCAAGAAATGACAGATGCTATAGAATCTAAGGAACAATATGAAAGGGAAGAAGGCATTGCAAAGAAAAAAGAAACAGAATATACATGGGCTATAAGATGAAAACATCAGAACGTGTAATAAATGCACTACAACGTGTGAAAGAGCTTTTAGGCTTAGTATCAGATTGGACTAAACAGCCAAAAGAAGAAGATCCACTAAATATAGAATTTAATAAAAAAAAGCAAGAAATGATAGATGATTTATATGTACAGTTAGGTGCATTATCTGATAAATATATGTTTAGTAACAGAAAAACATTCAGTACAAAGGAATATATAGTGCAGTATGACGAGCTAAAGAAAAAAATAACAGATTTAGAAAAATGAACGCACAAAAAAATAAGGGCGATAGAGCAGAAAGAGAAGCGTGTATATATCTAACAGCAGCTACAGGCCATATAGTTGAAAGACGTTTTGGTGCAGGTCAGGATAAAGATAAAGGTGATTTAGTTGGTATTCCTAATACTGTTGTACAGGTAACGGATATGAAAGATAAGAGTGAAGCGGTACTTAGAAAACCTAGAGAAGCAGAACAGCAAAGATTAAATGCAAAAGTAGACCATGCTATTACTATGGTCAGGTTTAATAAAAGACCAGGCTGTGCAGAAGGTGATAATTGGCGAGTTGTAATGACTATTGAACAGTATGCAAGATTAACAAAATTATTATTATGAAAAAACTAAAATTATTAGACACTTTTGCAGGTATTGGTGGTTTTAGTTATGCTGCTGAAAAAATTGTTGGAGGTTATGAAACAACACAATTTATCGAAATAAATTCTTTTTCTCAGAAAATTTTAAAAAAACATTGGCCTCACGTACCTATTCACAATGACATCAAAACATTCACAGCAGAGCCTTTTCAATATGATTGCATTAGTGGTGGATTCCCCTGCCAGGACATATCAAATGCAGGGTTACAAAAAGGAATTACGAAAAACACCAGATCAGGTTTGTTTTACGAACTCATCAGAATCATACGCATGGTACGACCCAGATACGTTGTCTTGGAGAACGTGGCAGCGATCACTAATAGAGGGCTGGACATTGTTCTCAGGGAACTATACGAATCAGGGTATGATGCAGAATGGTCAGTTATTTCAGCAAGTGCTTTGGGAGCCTGTCATCAGAGGGCAAGATGGTGGCTCGTTGCCTACCCCGACAGCAAGAGATCACAAAGACGGCTGTTACAATTCAACAAAGAACTGCAAGAAACAGGACACATTAGGCAGAAAGATACACTTAGTTCTTCCAACACCAACAGCACACGAACACAAAGCGACAGGACAAGACAAGCCCAACCAGTCTGGACAAATGCTTTCCTCAATAGCAAGGAGAGGAGAACTATCAGAAGAGACTGGACAGGATATGTTTCTGAACCCTGCCTTTGTAGAGGAGATGATGGGTTACGAGGTCGGATGGACAGACTTAAAGCACTAGGAAATGCAGTTGTACCACAGGTAGCTGCCATACCTATGCAAAGAGTATTAGATATAGAAAAGAATATAAATAAATAACTTGACAGGGGTATACCCTAATTATAATATATATATGAAGGTATATTCCTCATAACCAAGTTATTTATAACCTCTGAAGTGTGAGATTGTTTATACCTTCATCAAATGTACACAACACCGAGAGGTTTTCCAAATGCAAACACAAAACAAAAGTACAAGAGTTTACTTTGAATGGCTAAGTTGCGATATTGAATTTCAAAATTGGCTTAAATCTTGTCCTTACGATCTCAACCTTTTACAGCAAAATAATGATAAATCTATAACTTTCAAATTTGCACACGCACATCTATTTGATGAGGAGGAAAACTAATGCAAAACTTTTTAATGATACTTTCTGCTACAGGGTTGTTTTATACAGCCCTTTCATCAACTCTATATGACATGACAATTACAGATTGTAATGCAGGTATAGAACTAGCTTGTAAGGAGGTAAACAAATGAGCAAAGAAAAACTTACACAACAATTAAAAGGTCAAAGAGTAGCTAATAATTTACAAAAGTCTGTAATACGCATGATTGAGCTTGCTATAGAGAATAAACAATATTTAATATATTTAGAATCTGTAAGAGATTTAATTAATGGAGCTATAAAACAAATAGAACAAAAGGAGGTAAGAAAATAAAAATAGTCGGGAAGCCTGATAGTTAGGTTTGTGAGATACCCTAACTTGAAAGTTATACAAAACCTATTGCAATTCATAGGAAAGACAGGGCAGAGTACAATTTGGATCTGATCTAACTCCTGACTAATTATTACAAGTTTGTAACATAACCTTTATAGGGGTATACCCTATATGTATACTACATTTATAAACAACACCGAGAGGTAATCCAAATGAACTACTGGCATAATTACGAGTTTAGACATGAGCTAAGAAGTGTAGCTGCACGTTTTCCTAAAACATATGCAAAAGTAGGAAAGATTTTACAAGAAAAAGGTTATTTAGATTATCAAAAAGATTGGAAAAACCAGACAAAAACAGATATATTAAGAGAATGGTTAGCAATTTTACAATATATGCCAAAACACGTTATACCTTATGGAGGTATGGGTGATGATAAAAAATGGGGTGAATATGATTGGACAGAAATTACACAATCATTAGTATAATATCTGATAACTTACAACCCCACTAGGGGTTTTTTATTGTCTAATTTAATTTAGGAAACAACTGCTGTTCCAACATATCAACAGCTTTATCATCCAATGTATTCGTAGTCTGCTTACAAACTACACGTAATAAATCAATAATTAACCTTTTGCATCCTGTCGTAGAAAGGAAGCGTAGCAGTATAGGCTTTAAAATTTTGTACATAGCTTTGTTTTGCTTTACAAACATATTGTAGACGTTAAGTTTAAATTGGTCATCTACAAGGCTGTTTAATCCCCATCGCAAAGCTAGACAGCCTTTTATTACCTTCTGGGCTTTATTTCTGCTACAGCCAGTTCTACTTCCTTAAGCCTGTGAAATACCTCTTTCATATCATCATGCATATCATCTATCTTTGTTGTTAATAATTCTATTGCTGTTGTATTCCTTACTAAGTCATCCCTTGATTGCCTACCTCTATAAGATACAGAACCTACAGATACAAAACAGGCTGTTAACATTGCCCCACCTACTGCTGCTACTACTTCTATCACTTTTCTTTACCCTGATCTACAGCTATTATAGATTAAAAACCCATGTCAGAGCAAAAATCTAAAAATCCTCTACAAAAACTAAAAGAAAAGTTTGACGATAAAGAAGAACAACTAGAGATACTTGGCACGTTTATCAGGTTAGGAGTTATGGTATGGGCTGGTTTTATTATTAGCCTTAATTACATAACAATACCTGGTCTGACAGAAGATAGAGAGGTTAAAGATATAACATTCATAGCTTCAGTATTTACAGGCTGTTTAGCAACTTTTAATATCACACCAGGCGGTAAAAAAAAGAAAGATGAAAAGATAGAAGAGGGTAAAACTGTTGCAAACTCTAATGAAAACGTGCAAACTATAAGAATAATACAAGAACCAATCAAAATTATTGGTGTGAAAGAAGTAGACCCTAAATCAAAAACATGAAAAAACTACTACCTTTTATTTTTTTATTTTCTACACCAGCTTACTGTGATGTGAGTAGCAAGTTAACAACATCTGTATCTATACAGGTAAATGCAGCAGGTACGCAAGTAGAAAGATTAGGTGGTTCTTATAGTGCATCTGGTACTAATGTAGGCACATCTAACTCAGGAGATAAGTTAGGTGGTTTTAGCGTTAACTCAACAACTAATGCAGTAACTTTTGATGCAGGGCAATATTCTATAAACTCAAATGCAACAAACTGGGCTTTAACAGAATCTTTAATATTACCTGATACATTACAATCTGGTGATTTAGAAGTTGGTGAGGTAAATAATTTTGGTAGTGTCACATCTACTGCTGCTGGTGTAGGTACTGGATTTGATGTAACTATGAAAGCAGATCATACAATCACAGATTTAGATCCAGGTGGGGCAGGTTCTATAACAACAGGACAATTTGTAACTGAGGTAACAACTAAATAATGAATGAAAAAATTGATACTGCTACTGTTTTTATATGTCATACCAGTTAAATCACAGCCTATTACGCCCGCCTTCACAACAGGTACGACTTCAAGCACCACAAACAGTACAACATCTATTACAGAAACAATTACATCAACAGACTTTTCTACAGGATATGAATATACAGTTACAGGTGTTGGGGTATCTATGGATGGTGACAGTATTACACCAAAGCCAACAAATATTAATGAAACTGTAAATGGTCAGGTATATACATGGACAGGATTAAATCTAAACAACAAACCAAACTGGACAGTATCAGAAGGAAATGCGTTTCAATTTACAGAAACATACAAAGCACCAGGCCTTCAAAACATAACAGTAATAAACAGGTCAATAGAATCAGAAAGCGTAGTCACAACTACCTCAGTGTTCTCCCAGTAATCCTTCTATCTCCTACACAAGTGTTAGCTAATGCTGTTTCACAATCAAATAATGGCTCGGTGACCAATATGGCTATACAATCCATAAATGGCAATATGACTACTCAGCAGTTTGGAAATAATATTGTATGTCAGGGTGCTACCTTATCGTTTAGCCCATTTGTTACTTTTGGTGCTAACTATAGAAAACCTTTTAGAGACTACTACGAAACACCATTTTATGATCCTACAGATGCAAATGATGATGGTGTACCTGATAACCCTGGTGATATTCTTTTTTATCAACAAAACTATAGCGGAACAAACAAAGACAGTTTTGCAATAAATAGTGGTTTTAGCCTCAACTTTACTATTCCCTTAGATCGCACATTACAATCTACTTGTGAAAAGGCTGCTACAACACAAGTAAAATTACAGCAGCAGATATTAGAAAACAAGCGTTTAGATTGGCAGATAGCAAGAATACGTGAATGCGGATCTTTACTTGCTAATGGTATACGTGTAACAGAAGATAGCCCTTTTTATAATGTATGTGCAGATGTTTATTTAGTACCTAAACCAAATCAAGTTATACCGCATACACATAAAATTAAGTAGCTTTTTTAAAATATAAACTCCTTGCCTGTTCATAATCAAACATACATTCAGCAGGGTTATATTCTTGGGTTTTTATGCCATCTAGTGTTATATAAATAACTCTACAGGTAAATAAAGTAACAGATGGATAGTTTTGATTTAACAGCGATACATAACCACCTATTTGTAACCTATGGTTTTTCTTTCTGTACTTAACTTGTGTCTTAAAATCAGCTAGACATAAAACACCTGTTTCTTTATGTTGTAATACTGCATCTAAACTACCTGCTATATCTCTTTTCCTGTCCACCATACGTAATTCATTAGCAACACATTCCCATGTATCCCACATACGATAATTAATTAAATGTTTTACCCATTGTTTATATTCCTTTGCATACGCTAATGCTAGTGTCTTATCTTTTGTTTCACACCATATTTGTGCAGCTTCATGTATTGCAGTACCACGTATTGCAGCCTGTTCCATATTTTTACTAACAAAATCACTTGTTTTTACTACATCACTAACAGATCTTGCTACATAGCATTTACGTTTTAAATCGTAATACTTATGTGGTTCTGGATAAAACTCTACAAAGGGATCTTGTACTAAAATATCTTTAATTTTGCTTTTCATATTCCACAGGATCAAAAGTTATTTTACCTGTAAGACTATTTCTATATTTTGGTAATTTATGTACAGGTAATGACGGCCTAGAACCACATTCTGTACGTAAAATACGTTTCCATTTTCCTGTTTTATTTTCCCTGTCATAACCCATAGCAATAAACCAACCAGAAGGAGGTGTATCTAGATCTTCTACCTTTATAAGACCTTTTTTTACCATCATGCGTAGTGTTTTTTTTGCACCACCACCAAATAAACTATCCATCAGATTAAGTTCCCCATTTCATCAAACTGTACAACCCTTTGAGCAGGGTGTATAACTTCTTTTTCTGGTTCTTTATCAAACCTTTTTACACGTTTCATTTGTTCTTCATAATGACTCATTTTTAAACCCTTCCAAGTACCTGCAAGTATCCCTGCTTCTAATTGATCTCTTAACACCTGTTCACCATACTTATCTATGAACTTTCTATATTCTGTTATCTGTAATTTCCATGCCTGTATAGATTTAGAACCTTTCTTAACTTTCCAGAAGTCATCTATAAGAGTTTGAAAGTGTTTTAAATCATCTGGTATATTCTTTTCTTGTTTTTCTTTTTTATTAATTTTTTCTTTTTGTTCTTTTCTTTCTAAGTCTTTATCTATGCTCTTATTGTCTAATTTCTTACTTTCAAACTTATTATCTTTATGTATATATAGTGCCATATTTTTTTCATTTTTGCATCTTGCATTGTACGCATCTTCCAGAAGCAAATTTAAAAATGCAGTTGTTGTAATGTATTTTGGCTTTATTTCTAGAATCTTAGTAATTAAGTCCCTGTCCAAAACTGGCCTTAAAGTGTTCATAAATTGGTCAAAAATTTAACAATATTTGTACATTAATAGACCATCTAAAAACCGAGAGATCAACGTAACGCTATATGGATTGTATTAAATCTTTACATACACCATATATATGTTATCGTTAGCTCATAAGTCTACTAATGCAATGTCCTGTACATTAGCTGATAAGAATAGACGTAAAAAAATGCTAAGAACAGAGTTAGCAGGGATAAATGACCCTTATGAATTACTGGCAGAAGTTATAGCAGATAATGAACGATTAAGACAATTTATAAACAACCATGATTGCCATAAGGGTAAACCATAGCTATACTAAGAAAAATATATTTAGTAAATGACAGAAAACAATTTACCTAAGGTCTGGGATAAAGCAAAAACAAATGATATACCAGATGGTTTTGGTTACAGAGATATTAAAGATATACCAGAAGGTACATTATGGTTCAATCCAAATGATAAGAAAGGTCTGAAAGTATTAACAAATGGAGAGTGGGTAAACACAGACCCTTTTGAAGATTTAGAAGAAAGAAAAGTGAAAAAAACAGAAAAAAAGTAAATGACTAAAGAAATAACAGCAGCCTTATGTAAGTTTATAAAGCAAGTAGGCACAATAGAAGAAAAAGATACAGCACAATATGGTAAGTTTGCTGACCTATCTACAGTTCTATCTACTGTTAACCCTGCATTAGCCTCAAATGGTTTGGCTGTTGTACATACAACAAAAGTTGTAGAAGGAAAGAATGTATTAATAACTAACCTACTGCATACATCTGGTGAATCTATAACATCAGAAATGTTGTTACCTAATAATACAGGTGGTGGTGGCAACCCTATGCATAAAGAAGGCGGTGCTATAACTTATTGTCGCAGATATTCTTTATTAGCAATACTAGGATTAAATGCAGGTATACCTGATAATGATGGTGATTTTGCTAACCCTGCAACAGATAAAATAACACCTATAAATAAAAACAAACCAATACCTTTACCTGATGAAAACTATAAAGCACTTATAAATAAACATAATAAGGCTGTTGGTATGCCTACATTATTAGATGATGAAACTAAACAATACTATTTACAGATAGTAGGTAAGTTACTTGTAAAAGATAAAAAACTCTATAACACATTAGCAGATGCACTTTATATAGAATTTGACTTTGATAGAAACAAAAAGTTATCAGATAACATAACAAAACCTAAACACGTTACCTTTATAGAAGAATGG